GGCCTATATTCTTAAATTGTCTAATAACCATTTTAAACTGGTCCTTGCTAATTTTCAAGTCTTTTATCTCTTTATATTCAAGCGTAACTTTTTCCCTCCCATTTGCTTTGGTTATTAAGGCTTCCATTATCTTATCTTTTTCTATTGCAGATATAACTGTTGGATAAGATTCATCTGCATTTTTTGGTGTTCTAAAATCAATCATAAATGGATATATTAGTTAAATATTGTTTATTGATATACTTTTGTACCCTAATTTGTTTTATGGTATACAAAAGTATACTATCTTTGCATTGTCAAAGTCAGTATCTCAGTACCGATTTCCAAATATACAAAAGAAATTTGAAAAATCAATTCTGGGGGACAAGTCTTAAAGGAACTTGGCGTATATTTACTTTTCTCTTTTCACACATATTATAAACTTATCCCTTTCGACACACGTTTTACACAAGAAGCCTTCTTCAATGTGCTCAATATTATAGTCATACACCCTGTTTTTTACAGATCGGCTTTTAGAAATATGGAACCTTTCTACATCCCCTACTTTCATGTTATTAATCGTTTTACTGATCGGCTTGTCTTTTGCAGGGATCATTTCTGTATTATCAATTTTCTCCTTATTACTTAATCGAGTCATAATATTCTTTGTTTTCTTGATATTTCATTGCTATTTGCTTATCACTTGCCTTTCCTCCTAAGTCGTTCTTTATCGCTTCATATTGCTTTTCAGTAAGAGAGTATACTACCTCTTCCGCATATTCAAAACTTCCGGCATATCCCAATAAAACTATTATTGCCGACACGCATAGTGCTGCTTTACTTATTTTGTTCATAGTTATTATATATGATTTTAAATTACTATCAGGATTGTGGACGGTAAAGGAGTCGAACCCTTCTCACTCGTTTTGAATTGGTTGCGCAACACGAAGCTCTAACCGATAAGCTAACCGCCCATACTTTATTATCTGTTTCCTTCAACGCAACAATACGTTTCTTCGCCCGAATTTTACGGGAAGGAAATCCGCCTACTGACGCGAGGCGATCTCGTATATCTTGTTAAGCGTGTGTAGCCGCCCCCCAACACTACATACTTTATACCGATTCATATAGGACTGTATCGGACGCTTTACATTAGTTCATAAATCTGTGCTGATTATTATTTTTCATCGTGAAAGGCTTCCCATTACCTACAAGCAGCGCATTACGCTCACGATTATCATGCCGGGTATTCCATCGGACTGTTTCCCCTCGGGCAGTTGCATGATTGCCCCATTGTACGGTACCGTGCATCTTCACACGGAGATGTCCAACATGTCTGCATCCGGAATGTAGAGTTCCGCTCACTAAAAAAGGAGAAGCTGTAAACTGATGCAAGAACGCTATCAAAATCTACCAAGTTCCTTTAAGACTTTGCGTGTTAAGTAGCCTGTGAAGGTGAACATTGTGAATTTCGTTTTAACTCGATGTCAGTTTTGCGGCTGACAGGGCGGTAAGTATTCTAGGTGAAACGCTGCATATCAGAAAGACAGGTTCGAATCCTGTACCGTCCACGCTCGCGAGGGTAGTTTATTTATTTAGAATTTTAGATTTAGATTATCAAGTCCTGCATCAGGCGTGATGCAGGCATTTTTCTTACCATGATGTTTAATTTTTATATAATATACCAATGAAAGTGACGCTGGATTTATACCAATTGAAGAATATAATATCTGATATGGTGCAAGTAGGGTATATGAATGCGGTGAAATGCTACGAACCGACAAAAGATAGCATCAGTAGGAGAGAAGTGGTCAGATGGTTTGCCAATATGAATTTGGATACCGAGCTTATACGGCAAATGGAGGATGTTGGGTTGATCAAGGGTAAACGAAAAGGTTCCGGCCGGAATTCTCCTATCTATTATTCGAAAGCGGAAATAAAGCAGGCTTTATCTGCAATACAAATGAATAAGTATATTAACGTATAGAAATTTATGACACAATTTGAATTAGAACAGGGCTTAAATGCTCTTCGTAAAGACCTATTAGCAGCTGATAGCATGGATGAAGAAACAGCCTGTAGAGTTTACAACGTAGATTGTAAGGCTGATATTATCGAGGTGATAAAAGAAGAGATTGAGACTTATGAAACTATTCTTTCAAGGTCTGTTGTGGTTGAAGACAGTGGTATGGATTATGATGCTCTTTGTGAAGTTCAAGGATTGAGCCGATACGCATAATACTACTCTTATAAAAGGATGAAAACAATTATAATTATCTTTTAATTCATATAGTTATGGACGGATTAAATTTATATCAAAAGATACAGGCTGTTTCCAACGAGGTAAAGAACATCGAAAAAAATATGACCGTTGGTGCTGGTAGTTATGCCTATAAGGCTGTCCAGGATATAGATGTTACTCTTTGTGTGAAAGATGCCGAAACAAAGTACGGTATAGTAAGTATTCCAGTTAAGCAAGAATTGATTAAATCAGAGGTGATAAGGACTATAAAAAAAGAAAATATAGAATCTATCACTTATGCTGATATCGTTAAGATGACTGTAAGGATCATCAATCTTGATAAACCAGAGGAATATATAGAGGTTGAAAGTTTCGGGCGTGGGCTTGATAGCGGAGATAAGGGATTTGGCAAGGCTTCTACTTATGCAAGAAAATATGCTTTGCTAAACGCATATAAAATAGCAACGGGTGAAGATCCGGATGACGTAAAATCAAAGGAGATGCTTACGATGAAAACACTTGATGAAAAAAGAGTTATAGTGAGCAATTTCTTGTTATCTGACAATAACAAATGCATCAGTTTTCTTCAGCGGTTCAACAAAGGATCTATTGAGGAACTTGATGCAAAAGAGATTGAAATGATTTATGATGGTATGAGAAAGAGAGGTATTGTATGATAGAAACAATGTATATAGGAAGTGGAGATATTCATGCATTATTATCAGGCAAGAATACGAAATCTCACATCTCTCTTATGCAGCGTTTTGTAAGTGGTGAAAAACCTTATTATAATGCCAAATGCAGTCCTATAGACGCTCTTAGAACCGGTGCTATATTAGAGGAAAGATTTCTTGCTTTCTTGCCTATGTGGTATTTCCCTCAATATGTCGTTCATTGCAAAGAAATGGATGTATTCAAGGCTTCTCTTGATTTTGCAGAGATAAAAGAAGGAAAATTGAATGATTTCATTGAGTTGAAGACTGTTTATCTAAACGATTATGTCGATAACATACAGCCTATAAAAGGGGATAACGCCAAGTTACTTGACTATCTCAAGAAAAAGCATAAATCATACTACAATCAAGTACAGGAGCAATTGTATTGCTCAGGGCTAAATTCATGTACTCTTACGTTCTTATGTGTTAATTCTTATAACGATGAAGAGAATATTCATAGAAAAATATCAGAAGATGATTTTACGAAAGTGAGGATTTCAAGAGATGAGCAAACTATAGAATATATTAAAGAAAGAGGAATGATATTTCAACAAATTAAAGATTTTTATACCAAATAGACTATGGCAAATCAGATAACCGGACGGATAATCGAAATCGGTCAGATCGTCCAAATACCATCTAAAACTGGAGGAAATTCATTTACCAAACGGGAATTTATTTTAGATGCTACCACTTATGACCCTTATACGGGTGAGCGTAGCGAATATGAAAATGTTATTCCCTTAGAGTTTTCGGGTGATAAATGTGCAGAACTTGATCGCTTTAATCAGGGTGATGTTGTTACTGTATCATTTGTCTTACAGGGGCGTTCCTGGTCTACTCAGGACGGGGAGCTTAAACGTATGGTGTCCATCCGGTGTTATAAAATAGAAGCGCGTGGCGGTGTATCGCAATCCCCACAGACTGCATCGGTACAACAACCAGCACCACAGCCGACTTATCAGCAACAGCCGCAGAACTTTTCACCTCCGGTTGATGCGAATGGTAATGCAAAGGACGATTTACCTTTTTAATATATGTCCCTTTACGATACTTCAAATCCTTTGCAGAAAGAGCAATTCAAGGCCCGTTCTGCAAAGCTCGCAGAAAGCGGAAAGGTTGTAGAACTTACAGAGAAGAAGCCTAAAAGAAGCCTGCAAAGCAATAAATACTTGCACGTTATTTTAGGCTACTTCGCATGTGAAACGGGAAATACACTTGAATGGGTAAAGCAGCAGTATTATAAGAAGCTTGTTAATCCATCCATTTTCATTCGTGAGAGGGATGACAAGTATTTGGGTCGGATAAAGATATTGCGTAGCTCTGCCGATCTGGACAGTGGTGAAATGGCAACAAGCATTACCCGCTTTCGTAATTGGGCGAGTGCCGAATGTGGTATCTATTTGCCAAGTTCAGAAGAGGATCGGCTTATACAATTAATGGAGATAGAAATAGAAAGGAATAAAGATTATTTATAAAAGTAATATTATGGACAAATTTTTAGGTCAAGAAATCCCCGAAAAGGAAAGATGGCAGTTCCTACAGGACAATGCCGATGCAGTGGAAGAGATTGGCTATACACATCGGTTTACACCGGATGAATTAGCACAAAAGAAAGAATCTCTTGCTGAAACCTCAATCAAAATCAATGATATTGAGATAGAGAAAAAAGAAGCTATGGAAGCATTTAAGGCTGAATTAAAGCCTTTAAATGAAAAAAAAACAGGAACTTCTTGAAAACATAAAGAAAGGCTCTGAATATGTTGAAAATGAAGAGTGTGTGAAGATTCTCTATCATGAAGAAAAAATGGCCGGGTATTACAACAAACTTGGTGAGCTGGTTTATTCCCGTCCTATCATGCCGCAGGAAATGCAAAGAACTATTTTTAATATTAATCGTAAAACAGGAACAGAATCATGAGCGAAAACAAAATCAACTTGGTTGTGCCGAAAGATTATAACGGCAAACCTATCGAAGTAGTGTTAAGAGAAGGTGAAGCACCCGTAGCACTTGACCCGAAAGAACCGGAAAGAGTGGTTATCAATGGGGCAATAGACGCACCTTTCAGATGGTTAGAGAAACGTGTCGAACTGATTAATCAGAAAGAGACGAACATTATCGTAAACCGTGATAAGATGGGGCTGGCTCTGACGATTGATGAAACCAGCTACTATCAGACAAAAATCAACGGCATTTTGCGGCCTTCAAAAGAAATGCTGGAGTTCGGCATCAATACAGATAAGAATTGGGAACCTATCAAATTATCACAGTTCTTGAAGATGCACCGAGCTTTCTTTACTGACAAGTCGCAGAACATGATGCTTGTTTCTACTTTGAAGAGCTTCAAAGCAAAGGTAAACCAAGACATTGAGCGTAGTAAAGAAGAAAACGGAAGCAAAGTGGATAATTACTCACAGGTGGTTGATTCCAACCTTCCAAAATCTTTCAAACTAAACATTCCTCTTTTCAAAGGTTTTGCCAACGAAGAGATAGAAGTTGAGATTTACGCTGATGTGGACGGTCGTGATGTATCTCTTTCTCTTGTGTCAGCTGGTGCAAATGAAGCCATTGAAGAATACAAGAATAAGGTGATTGACGAACAACTGAAGCAAATCAGACAGATTGCATCGGACATCGTAATCATCGAAGTATAACTTTGTTAATTTGCCTGTCCGGTCTGTGAAGATGGGGTGGGCGAAAATGGGGGTGCGCAGTGGAGTGCTTTTGACTTTCGAGAGGTGCACATGGTAGAAAGTACGGTACGTGAGATATAAGGAGTAATTAACCTTAGAAGTAGCGCAAAAGGATATAGTCCTTAATTGGGTGTTCGAATCGCTCCATCTCCAACATAAATGTGAGCCACACATAAATGGCATGGGTTAGTAAATAATGGTTGTGCCCCGGAGAATACGCTTCGGGGCTTTTAATTGTAACGTATGGAAAGTTGGCAAGAAGTGACAGATTTAAAAACGAGTATTGTACGGCACTTCCAAGAAGAGGTTGGTGCTTCGTATGACTTTAGAGATATTATAGACAATCTGGATGACGATGAGGTTCTGGATTCTATCATAAGTTGGGCGAAAAATAACGGAGTAAGAATTTTTAATGACAAGATATGCCATACTACATAAAACGAACAAAGGCCAAGAAGAAAGACAAGCCTTTACCCTTGTTTGATAAAGCAGGGGTAACAGTAAAGAAAAAGCCGGATTTGAAAGCTAAGCTCGACAAGGAGTTTTCCCTTTTTATCCGGCTTCGTGATGCAATGCCAAACGGGTATTTTAGATGTATCTCGTGCGGACAGATAAAGCCTTTTACACAAGCAGACTGCGGGCACTATTTCAGTCGTACACACCTGGCAACACGTTTCGATGAAAATAACTGCCATGCTGAGTGCCGTCACTGCAACAGGTTCAAAGCCGACCATTTGGAAGGCTATCGGGTGAATCTAATTGCTAAAATCGGTCAACAGAAGTTTGATTTGCTGAAAGTCAAAGTTGCCAGCACTTCCAAAATGACTGATTTTGAGTACGAACAGCTAATCAAGTATTACAAGGTCCTTAATAAGAAATTACGAAAGGAGAAAGGATTATGAGAACAATTAAATTTAGAGGTAAACGCATCAAGGACGGCAAATGGATATATGGAAATATTGCCAATTATTCTTCTAACTTTTGCTCGTTAAACATTAACAAACTTGTAATCTTTGAGAATATAGCAAGTTTTACAACAGATAACTTCGGATTTGTTGTAAATGATTGTGAAGTTGCCAACAACACAGTCGGGCAGTTTACAGGACTGATTGATAGGAACGGCAAAGAGATTTATGAAGGTGATATTGTACAACTAGACTATATTACAACGAGTGGAAAACACCGCATAGGACTTTCATTTGAGGTTAAATGGTGTACCCAAGAAGGATGCTGGGTCGGATGGGATGGCTTTGTAGAAAACACTCTTCAACAGACACGCAAAATGTTTGTAGTTAAAGGTAATATCCATGACAATCCCGAACTATTGAAAGGAGAAGCAGAATGACTTACCAACTACGTGATTACCAACAGAAAGCCTCTGATGCTGCTGTTTCTTTCTTCAACAACAAGGCGAAGAAAACAAATGCCATTATGGTGTTACCTACGGGCAGCGGAAAGTCGCTTATCATAGCGGATATAGCCGCAAGGCTTGACGGTCATACCTTGGTGTTCCAGCCGAGTAAAGAAATTTTGGAGCAAAATTTCAAGAAACTCTGTTCATACGGCATTCTTGATTGCAGCATCTATTCGGCTTCATTCAATTCAAAGGAAATAAACCGAATAACATTCGCCACCATCGGCAGTGTGAAGAATCATCCCGAACTGTTCACCCACTTCAAGAACATCATCGTGGACGAATGCCATCTTGTTAACCCCAAAGAGGGAATGTACAAGGATTTTTTTGATGCAGTGAAGTGCAAGGTTCTTGGCTTGACGGCAACTCCTTATAGATTGTCTTCCTCACGTGACTTCGGCTCCATGCTGAAATTCATCACCCGGACAAAGCCTCATGTCTTTTCAGAGGTCATTTACCATGTACAGGTATCAACTCTCTTAGATATGGGATATTTGGCAAAGTTGAATTATTATCCGATGAATCCTTCGGGATGGAATGAACTCAACTTACGGGTGAACACTACTGGTGCCGACTATACGGATAAATCAATCCAAAAGGAATATGAACGAATCGACTTTTACAGTTATCTCGTCCATATCGTCCAAAGGCTGATGAATCCAAAAGCTGGAGGTAAACGAAAGGGAATACTGGTATTTACCCGGTTCTTGAAAGAAGCCGAACAGCTTACGTGGTCCATTCCCGGATGCGCTATTGTTTCGGGTGATACTCCCAAATCTACTCGTGAAAGAATCCTTGCTGCGTTCAAATCTGGTGAAATCCCGGTCGTTGCCAATGTCGGAGTTCTGACTACTGGTTTTGATTATCCCGAGCTTGATACGGTTGTTATGGCCCGTCCTACGATGTCACTTGCTATGTGGTATCAGATAGTTGGTCGGGCTATTCGTCCACATCCCCAGAAAGAGGTTGGATGGATTGTAGATTTATGTGGAAACATCAAACGCTTCGGTGAAGTATCTGATTTAAGGCTTGTTGATGGAAGCAATGGCAAATGGGCCGTTTACTCCAAAGGTAGACAACTAACTAATGTGAGATTCTAATATGAAAAGTATAAAAGAAGTAATTAAGGACATTGAGCATATTCCAAAGTGTCCCCAAAGTGGAGAATATAATCTGTATTACCTAATAAAATGTTTGTATGGCACGAATAAGAACAATCAAACCTGAATTTTGGGAAGATGAAAAGATAGGTAAACTACCAATTCCATGCCGTCTTTTCTTTATTGGTTGTTGGAATTTTGCTGATGATTTCGGAGTTATCAAAGGTAATGCTGCATTACTCAAGTCTCAAATATTCCCTTACGATGAAAATTTACGAGTATCTGAAATAAAAAAGTGGATAGATGCCTTAGTGGATGCCCGGATGTTAGTACCTATTATTCACGCAGAAGAAAGCTACTACTTTATCCGCACATTCCGTAGTCATCAAGTCCTTGATAAGAGATACGATAAGTCTTATATCGGTAAGGGTATAGTAAAAGAATTGATTAGTAAGGCTTTAAATGATAACGATGTGAACACTACGTCAACACTACGTGATAACGACGTGAACACTACGGAGGAAAAGGAAGAGGAAAAGGAAGATAAGAAAGAATCTCCTAACGGAGATAAGAAAGAAGCCAAAGCTTCTTCATCCGCTTCTTCAAATCCTGATTTTCTAAAATTCAATGACTGGCTAAAACGGAACGCTCCTTATTGCAGCAATGCTAAAAACTTCTCTTCCCAAATCACGGAAGCGGAGTTTCTAAAACTCAAAGAGAAATATACGGGTAAACAGATTGCTGACATCATCGAGCAGATAGAGAATCGAAAGGATCTACGTAAACGATATACTAACCTTTACAGGACTGTATTAAACTGGGCAAAAAAAGAATATGGAAATTAATGTGCAACTACGAGATGAAGATTCTGAGAAGATTGTCTTAGGTACTATTATCACTGAACGCAATGCGCTTGAAGAAGTGAGGGAGTTATTATCCAAGGATTCTTTCTATAATCCATTCCATCTTCAGATATACGAAGCTATCCTTCAAGTGGCATCGTCTGGCAGTCGGCCTGATGTGGTAGCGGTCAAGAATAAACTTATTGCTAATGGGGTGAAGTTTGACCTTATGGAGTATATGCGAATTGCTTCTAACTGTACTTTTGATTTATACCAGTATGCAGCACGGCTGCACGATCTGGCGATAAGACGTAAATTTTGGGATATAGGACAGTATCTTGTATCAAACTCTTATTCAGAAGCAGAGGATATTCTCGATGTCTCTAATTCGGTGAGTAATGAACTTGCATCGCTTTTCAAATCAAGTAGCACTACTATTTCAACCATTAACGATGGACTTGAAAGTGTATATGGCATGATAAATGATAATCTTTTAGGGAATAGACAATTAACGGGTATTCCTACTGGATTTGAAAAAATTGATTCAAAGTCAGGTGGATTGCAAAAATCAGACTTGATAATTATTGCAGGGGAGACAAGCCAAGGTAAAACATCTTTTGCGGTGTCTATTATGCGAAATGCAGCGTCTTTGGGCGCTAAGATAGCTATGTATTCAATGGAGATGAAAAAGGAGCAAATAACGGCTCGCATTCTCTCTATGGAAAGTGGGGTTCCGGCTAATCAAATCATGTATTCGCGTTTGACTGATTCACAGATACAAGCGATAGATGTTGGAGTAGGTAAAATGTCGGGAAAGGGAATATACTTTGATGATAGAAGCACTTCTAATATTGATACTATCATTTCATCTATCCGATATATGAAATTGAAGTTTGGAATAGACGGTGCTATTATCGATTATCTTCAGATCTTGAATGTGAACATGAAGGGAGCTAATAAAGAGCAGCAGATGGGGGATGTGGCTAGGCGATTAAAGAACTTAGCTAAAGAACTTGACATCTGGATTATAGCCCTCTCTCAGTTGAATAGGGATACAATGAATCCGGTTCCTACATTGGGGCGACTTCGTGACAGCGGACAAATAGCGGAAGCTGCCGATGTTGTCATTTTGATCTATCGGCCTGAGGTTAACAATAAATCCTATCCGAACGATTTTTCTAATGTAGATACCAAGGGGACGGCTATGATAGATATTGCTAAAGGACGAAATATTGGACTTCTACGGTTCATATGTGGGTTCAATGCCGCTACGACTTGCTTTTATAATCTTGATTATGTCCCATTATTAGGAGGCAAACAATCTGGTGCAGAGGATGATAATCCATTTTAGATATGGTAGTTACAATTTACTGGGAGAACAAGTCTACTCCTGTTATCCGTAAGAGAATCCGTGATCGATTTGGCATTCCTCATTATATGTCTGTAAATGGTGAGACTCAGGCAGAAATAAGTGAAGAAAATATGTCGGATCTGATGGAGTTGGTTAAACGAGGCTTTATAAGCTTAAGAAATAAATAAAATCTATAAAAGATATGAGCGAACTTTATATACCCGTTGAACGCCCTACGAGGAATCCTATAAACGGCAGATTCTTGAAAGGTATTGCTCCTCACAATAAAGGGAAAACAATGAAGTATCATTCCCCAAAGACCAAACGTAGAAGTCTGAAAAATTTAGCGAAAGGACGTGGTTCCTGGCATAAAACAGGTGCAGGTCTAAATCGTAAAAGTGTAGTTGCGATTAAAGACGGAAAGTTATGCGGCGTATTCCCTTCCATTCAGGATGCAGGGAAAGCGACAGGTGTTAATCCGGCTCTGATCAGCTGTATCTGCAATAAAAAGCCGGGCAAGCATAAAGCGGGCGGTTTTGAGTGGTTCTTTGAAAATGATACTACCTGGTGTGATTTAATACTTAAAAACGATGGATAATAACAGACAGCATATACTGACTAATTATATTTCTTACCTGTATACCACAGGTCGAAATTATGCCACAATTGGCAAGCATATCAAGTATGTAGCGGATTTCCTTGATAGTACAGAAGAGGTCAACCGCCGTGGATATTTGAGTTATAAGCGTAAAAACGCTGATGTCATGGCTCGTTATCCATTAATGTGTTCGGCCATTTGCGATTTGTTGTCTTATCTTAAAATCGGATATGACCGCAGGGAAAAGACGGTAAAGCCATTGGAGAAACTTGACGCCATTTCAGAGAAGAATAAGAAGATGTTGAATGATTTTATAGTATGGCTGACTGATAATAATGATTATTCCCCGCATACGGTTGATTTATACCATACCTCTATGAAGAAATACTTCGAATATGCGAATGAGGTCAATATGGATAATTGCAGGAGATTCATAAAGATGCTTGAGGAGGAAAAATTCGCTCCCGCTACTATCCGGTTGCGGATTACGGCCATTGAAAAATTTTCCAAGTGGATGAAGAAACCTCTCGAGCTCAAGCGTCCCAAGATGAAGCGTAAGCTGGACACAAATAATGTTCCTACAGAGGACGAATATAACCGTTTACTGGAATACTTGAAGACTAAATCCAACAAAGACTATTATTTTTTTATCAGGGTTTTAGGTACAACCGGTGCCCGTCTGTCGGAGTTTCTGCAATTCACGTGGGAAGACATCATATCCGGGGAAGTGACATTAAAAGGAAAGGGTAACAAGTACCGTCGCTTTTTCTTTCAAAAACAGCTACAGCAAGAAGTGAAGGTTTATGCGAAAGAATGCGGTAAGACCGGGCTTTTTGCGGTTGGCAGATTTGGCCCCATGACACAACGTGGACTGTCTCAGGGTATGAAGACTTGGGGCAATTGCTGCGGCATTGACAAGAAGAAGATGCACCCTCACGCTTTCCGTCACTTCTTCGCGAAGATGTTTCTTAAGAAAAACAAGGATGTGATTCAGCTGGCTGATCTTTTAGGGCATGGCAGCGTAGACACAACAAGAATTTATTTACAGAAAAGTTATGACGAACAAAAAAGAGACTTTAATAAAAATGTTACGTGGTAGTGTTGAACAGTTGAACAGACTGGAGGACATGATGGACGGATTAACCGTTATGGACGAAACGGACCACGTAGATAACGATTTCCTGATGGAAATGCTTACCTGCGTTAACGCATTTATGGACGCGAGTAATAAGGTCATATCAAAGGTATCATCATTGCTCGCCCCTGATGCTCCCATGGACAAAAAAAAGGAACAATCTGATGAAGGTAAGAAATGGAGTGTGGAAGAGATATTGAAGCATTGCACGCTTGAGAATAATATCCTCAAACTTCCACAAGTGCAATTCAATAAAAAATCTTATGCCGAAGCCAAAAAGTGGATAGAAGAGGCGGGCGGTTCCTGGCAAGGTGGGAAAGTACAGGGCTTTACATTCCCGTTCAATGCCGAGCGCGTCTTCTCTATTCTCAAAGATGGGAAGCGCTGTAATCTTCAACAGGAATATCAGTTCTTTGAAACTCCGGATAGTGTTGCAGACTGGCTGATAATGCTTGCCGGAGGGATACATGAAGATGACACGGTGTTAGAGCCGAGCGCCGGACGTGGTGCGCTTATCAAAGCTGTTCATCGGGCATGTCCTTCCGTTATGGTTGAATGTTATGAACTGATGCCTGAAAACAGGGAGTTTCTGCATTCGCTGGGCAATGTAATACTACTTGGAGAAGATTTTGCGAAAGATAGCGTGGGCAGCTATAGCAAGATAATCGCCAATCCTCCATTCGCAAACAATCAGGACATAGATCATGTAAGGCTTATGTATGAACGGCTCGAAGAAGGTGGCACGCTTGCGGCCATTACCAGTCCACATTGGAAATTTGCTTCTGAAAAGAAGTGTGCTGCCTTCCGCCAATGGATTGATGAAGTACACGGGCAAGTATTTGAAATTGGTGCAGGTGAGTTTAAAGAGAGCGGAACAGGTATAAGTACAATGGCCGTGGTTATAAAGAAATAAAATCATGTTAGTAGGAACAACAAATCTTAATACGACGCTCAACCTAACCTATGTGTTGACCGATGTCGTAGAAACGCTTCTCTACGATTTGAGAAGTGAAATGGGAAAACAAGGCTATGAATTGCGTCATGATGCAAAACGCAACTTCAACACTGCGATTTCCTCCATCCGTAAATTGAAGCTTGACGTTGACAAAACGCAGCTCTCTACACAGGAAAACTTCGGGAATGACTCCGATTGTCTTCTTGCCTTCATTAAGCTGTTAATAGATCGCTGCGGTGATGATGACAAGAAGATGTTTGAGTTCTATAATTATATCAAACGGTATCCGTCGCAACTCGGCTTGGAGCTGTCTGATGAAAAGTGTGTGTTTGCGCATGTTTTTGAGAATAAGTAACCATTAAAACTTAGTAAAATGGACCCAAGAATACTTCTTCGTTTGGCTGCAATGTTTGTCTTTATTGCTTCGATTGTGGCTAACTTTCGAGACAGGGACGATTCAACCCTGATGTCCTGCTTATTAAATATTATTGGTTGGTTGATATTGATTTATAGTAAATTATAAACGTTTAAAACTAAACAGAAATGAGTGAATTATATATACCTATTGAACGCCCTACGAGGAACTTAATTACTGGTAAGTTTTTAAAAGGTCACATTCCTCACAATAAGGGGAAAAAGATTTCAGATTACATGGACTTAGATAAAGCCGAAAAGATAAAACGAATCGGAACGAAGAATCTTGTACGAACCTGTCGGATAGCGGGATGGAATGCAAAGCCTGTTGTTGCGATTGAAAAAGACAAACTTGTGGGCGTTTATCATTCAGCCTGCGAGGCTGGCAGAAGAAATGGAATATGTGTACAGAATATAGTTAGCTGTTGTTTCGGCAAGCGTAAACATGCTGGTGGGTATCAATGGTTTTGGGAAAACGATAATACTTGGTGTGATTTAGTTAACATGGAGAAATAAATATATATTATGATTTACGGATACATTAGAGTAAGTAGTGATAAACAAACTGTAGAAAACCAACGTTTTGAGATAAGTAATTTCTGTAAAATTAATGAGTTAACAATTGGCGATTGGATTGAAGAAACTATTAGTGGAACGAAAAATTACACAAAACGACAGCTTGGACGTTTACTACGTAAAGTACGCAAAGATGATATTATCATCTGTAGTGAACTTTCACGTCTTGGACGTAATCTCTTTATGATTATGGAAATCTTGAATATCTGTATGACAAAGGGATGCAAAGTGTGGACAATTAAAGATAACTATCGACTTGGGGAAGATATACAAAGTAAAGTTCTTGCCTTTGCTTTCGGATTGTCAGCTGAGATTGAACGTAATCTTATCAGTCAACGTACAAAAGAGGCATTAGCTAGAAAAAAAGCAGAAGGGGCAATGCTCGGTCATCGTCGTGGCTTTCGCTGTAGACTTAATCCCAAATGTGCCAACAAACATGATTATATTGTAAAAGAATTGGCTAAAGGAACAGAAAAAACTTTTATAGCTAAGAATTTGAAAGTGTCAAAGGGAACATTATATCGTTATCTTGTTTACACAGGTATTTATTTCCCAGCCAATTGCCAACAAGAGGGATGGAAAAATCATAGTATCTATCATTGATTATCATGTACTACAAACATTATGTTAAAAAAAATAGACAGTAATGGAGGGATATTACGAAATAAAAGAGAAGCATCCAGACTACCTATTAATTTTCAGGAAAGCAGATTTTTGTGAAATGTATGCGAACGATGCAGCAATCGCTTCCAAAGTTTTGAACATTGACATCAAAAAACAGACCTACGGGTATAGCCAAACGCTCCTGATGATACGTTTTCCATGCAATGAACTTGACAATCACCTAACAAAACTGATACGTTCCGGAATTCGGGTAGCTCTCTGCGAGTAGATCAACCAATGAAGATAAAAAATAATTAACTAATAACAGAGTAGAAATGAATAGTGATGGTAATAAAATTCTGGATGCTATTAAGAGAATGGCAGCAGATGACAATAAAGGTTTGAGAATGACCACTACGATAGTCGATGTTAAAGATGATCCGCGTGGCTCAGTCGTTGGCTTTGGGACTGAAAAAGTTTGCGGAGATGATGCCCTTGCCCAGACAATGGGTTTACCAGGTAAGTATATGGCATGTGCCTTTTTTATAGATCGAGAAGAACTAAAGAAATACCTCTAAACTAAACAGAAATGAATAAGAATATAGTAATAAAGAAAGAAAAGCCTATCTGTCGATTAGATGGACTTCCGGGTGTAAAGAGAGAGAAAATAGATGCGTATTGGTTCAAGGATGTAAACGACATAGAGGCAACTCTTGAACTTGGATATGCCTGTACTTCTGCTGGAGATAACGGAGCTATAAATGTTTGGAAAGATGACGCAGGGATTATTCGCGGTGAATTAATGCGATACTGTGTGACTGTTGAAAAAAGAACGTTTGCCAACTATGTAGATGCGAAAAAATGCGTTAGTGATTGGCTTGAAAGGATTGACTAATAACAGTTTAGACTCAAAACAATAAAAATAGGAACATTATGGATGATAGATTATATCCGGTCTGTGAACTAACAGCCGAGCAAAAAAAGGCTTTTAACAAGCTAAAGAAAGCATATAAGGAATGTGAAAAGGCAGGAATTTACTTCGCCAACAACTATGGTAATCTGATGGCTTTTGATAGCAAGTTGGTTGCTGGATATGGAGATGATAGTATTTCTCCAGGTGGTGAATATGAAGTAAGGCTTACCTATGGTTGCCCTGCGGATTCTATAAAAGTAGCTAATGAATGGGCTGATGATACGCATACATTGGGACTAACTAAAAAGGGTATGAAACTATATCTACAGGAGGAGGAAGAATGAGACTAATTACAAAACAAGCTGTCAAACTGAAATAGCTTGAAGCCAGACGGGAAAGGTTAGTTAATAGTATTGCTAAACTCGATCTAAAAATCGAAGAGCAAAAAGAGAAGATTTCCCAGTACTATAAGAAGCAAGGTATTAACGTATAACGCAATAGAAATGAAGCAAAAGATAGAAGAAGCAAAAGGAAAAATTAATCGCTATTATAGCGACTTTATTGAAAAATGCCTTGAAGTACATGGCATTGATTTAACAACAATCATCAGTGATTGTGTAACGGCTGGTTATGAATCCCGTTCGGATGAAATCATAGAGCTTAGGAGAAAATTAGACAGCATAGAAGAAATGAATAGTGATGGTAATAAAATTCTGGATGCTATTAAGAGAATGGCAGCAGATGACAATAAAGGTTTGAGAATGACCACTACGATAGTCGATGTTAAAGATGATCCGCGTGGCTCAGTCGTTGGCTTTGGGACTGAAAAAGTTTGCGGAGATGATGCCCTTGCCCAGACAATGGGTTTACCAGGTAAGTATATGGCATGTGCCTTTTTTATAGATCGAGAAGAACTAAAGAAATACCTCTAAACTGAATAGATATGAAGATAATAGCCAAACAAGATTCATAGGGTGAGATACTGAAACAACAGGACGAACTTCTTCTGCGAGATTATGAAAGAGCGGTCGCATCCGGTTGCTTCCAAGGCACGCTTGAAGAATTTAAAGAATTTCGGGAAGTTGGCTGCTGGGGAATTGTCAGCATGAATCGGGACGATTTTTCAGACTTTTTTCAAATCCCTAATGGGTTAGGGGGTGATGCGAACGGTGCTTCTGGTCCTTTGGGGGTAAGCTCCGGATCTGTCTTTATTCTTGTTCCCCGAGAATGTAAGTATTGTAAGGTAGCTTCTTTCCCTACTCTTGAGATGGCAGAACATTTTGTTTCTGAGAATCCCCGCATGACTGATGTCGAGATTATCACAGAATGTGAATTTGTAAAAACATATAATGATAGGTTTTATCCATTTAACCGATTATAAATACTCAAATAGTTATGATAGAAATATTAGAATTTATCTTTCAGAGTTTCTGGCATTGGCTAGGCACCGTAATACTTATAGCTGTCATTCCTGTTCCGTTTGGGCGTATTCGAACTCTGTTACGTATAAAAAGAGATGCAAAAAATAAAACTGAGAAGATATGAAAACATTGATAATTTATAATTCAACAGATGCACCTTTGCAATATGCAATAGTAGAAGGTGATTATTCTGATTTAAACGGAATCTGTCTTAATTCCTTTGATGAAGACACAATAAAAGTTGAGAAAGCATGTGAGCTTCTCTTTGATAAAGGTGGAAGATTTTTGCTTCCATTTTCTGAAGATATTTCCCTATTGAATAATAAAAATTGGGATGTAGCCATCGTAATAACATTTATTCTGTAATTTAAAAAAGAAAGGAGGTAAATATATGGGCGTAGCTTGTGTGCAAGACATTTATAGGTGTGATACTTGTAAATCTGCATTGGACGAATACGGTCGAGGATGCAAACACGGTCTTTTGTTTCCGTTAGCACTTCTTATAACCGAACAAGCTAAATGTGTTAATTATGAGTTTGACCCCCAAAAGGTTGAACTTCAATTACAGAGAAAGGATAATTTAAAAGTAGAACATTCAAAATTATTATGAAAGAATCACATACAGGTATTGGGATATGCCATTGCCGCCAATGTCGAATGGATAAGAAGCATTGCAGTTCTAAAAAAAGAAAGTTTGAGAAACGGGCTATAAATAAGTTCCGTCGGAAACAATTGAAATTAGATGAAATAATAAAATGCAATCGTTTTGGAAAATATTGGGCTTGATCCCAATGCTTTCCGATTTTAAAAAAGAAAGGGTCTAATTATGAAACAGACAGTAGAAGAAGCCGAGAAAGAATATTATGAAAAGAATTATCCGGGTGTAGATATAAATAGGATGCTGGTGGAAAATGCGTTTGAAGCTGGTGCTGAATGGCAATCAAATCAATCACCTTGGATAAGTGTGAAAGAGAAGGCTGGTTGCGATTCATCGAATGATTGTATTGTAATGGATAGTGATGGTGAGGTATTTAGAGCATGTTTCATCAGAAACAAGTGGCTGAAATATAATCGCGGGTATTATGTGATAGACAATGTGACTCACTGGATGCCTATCCCTTCATTCGATGAAATACTGGAAGCTAATAGGGATGTATTAGAACGGATTAAAGAGAAAGGAGATTAAATATGAAAGCAAGAGTAAAATCAACAGGGGTTCTAATAGATGTAATTCCGAAAATAAATACCAATGCGTTACATAGTGGAGATAACCTATATGTATGTGATAATATGGTATTCAGAGAGTGTGAACTTGACTTTTTAAATATTGGAAATTCAGCTATTGATTGGGAACAGAGGCGCTACGAATTGGCGAAAGCTGCTATGCAAGGGATTTTAAGTGACAATACAGAAGTTGGTTACGCTTGTTCGGAAGCAGATTACAAGAAAGGAGAGAAACATACAATACCTATAAGCATTGCTCGGTTTGCAATTGCTTGTGCTGATGCTTTAATTAATGAATTAATGAATAAAAATGATAGAAGTATTAAGGAATAAAACTCCTGTCGCTCGTAAAGAGCATAGATGTGAATTTTGTGGTGAGGTGATACACGTTGGAGAAAAGTATAACAGGCAGTCCAATGTTTATGATGGTCGTATTTATGATTGGGTAAGTCATTGTGTATGCTCCAAGTTAGCCTATGAACTTGACATGTTTGATGATTGTGATGAAGGTCTTGACGGTGATGGGTTTGTTGACAGATTGAATCAGTATGTTTATGACAATCATTATGATGATAAAATAGATGATATTGCGAAAGATTGGCAATTACCACGCTACGAACTTGTAAAGAAAGTATTAGATGAATTAAAAAAGGAGGAATAACCATGACCGAAGAACTTGTAACGCTTGAAATAGCAAAGCTTCTAAAAGAAAAAGGTTTTAATGAATACTGCGAGAATGTTATTGATGATAACGGTGTATTGCGCAAAACTTTATACCGAACAAATAACTATTTGCCTAAAGTGTGTTATTCTCGACCTACCCAAACTATTGTGGCTAAATGGTTAAGAGAGACAAAGAATGTTCATATATGTATTTATAATAATGCTTGCGGCTATGGATATGAAATATCTAAAGCAGATAATGGCACACACATATCTAATGACTTAAAAGATGGTCCTAACAATGGAGGAGTTTGGGATACATATGAAGAAGCATTGGAAGCAGGTATTAAAGAGGCACTAAGTCTTTTGTCTTAATTATTATTACGTGCTTTATTTTGATGAAGAGCTTAAAAAGTTATTTGAAAAATATCTAATTTAATTTAAATCATATATGATAAGAAAGGAGGACTAACTATGGGATTTACAACGTCTTGTTTTATTAGAAAAAATACGGAGGAACTTCGTAAAAAATTGGAAGAGCTGGGATATAAACTACTTAATTCCGGTGATACGACTTTAGATGCACATAATTATGACGGTAAGGGAAGTCATAAAAATATCGAAGAAGGGAGAGCTATCATTACGTCTTATGGGAATCTCTATGGGGTGATATATAGTGTAGATGCTGTCACCAAGAAAGGAAGGAGTGATTGCGGAACCAATGAGGAACTTTTTCTGGCTATAGCCGCATTGAGGGACGATAGTAACTACATGCAGTGGTTTATAACAGATTCCCCTCTTAGCGTTTCTTATGACGATTCTATTGGTAACGATCATTATTTCACAGAACCCAAAGGCAGTATGTTCTTTTGGGATGAAAATTGGAATCATGCCACTATTATTTCAGGAAGTTATCACAAGGCTACAGTAGAAGAACTTATTAATCATTTTAAATAAAAGGAAGAAAAATGAATAGAGATCATAATAAATCCCTTTGCATGAAAAGGCTATTGAAATTGCAACATTTTAATAAACTCATAATAAGTGAAGTTGCAGACCTGGGTTATTGTAACGGATATAATACTGTTCTTGATGCAGCTGAAAAGGTTTTGAGTGAGGAGGATTATTTCAAGATTGTGAAGCAATTAGAAAAGGAGGAATAACGATGAAAGGAAAGATATATAAAATAACTATATGCCAGATATCGTTTATGAT